CACCATAATTTTATAGGGCGTCATATATAGAATAGCTGTTAAGTATTCACTGCCATCTCCCTTGACTGTCTTGGCGTTAGTGCCAACACCTAATAGTTTGTAATTACTCATTGTGTTTCCTCCGTTGCGTTTCTTAATACTTTAGTTTGCTTCAATACTTTTACATGCTCATGTGCATCTTCCAATGTTTCATAACAAGTTTTAGCTAGTCCATTAACATACAAACGATATTTAAATGCGCTGTTTTGTTTAGCCTTTAATGGTTTTATTTCATATGTTTTGCTCATTGTGTTTCCTCCTATTTAATAAAACTATTTATTGTTCCATCTTCGGTTATTTCACTGATTAAACCACCTAAGCAATTACGAATTGTTATATGTCCGTGAATTTTGTTTAAGCGTTTCATTTCAGCAACAGCATTTTCCTTGCCTACATTTGGACAAATAATAGCTATCGTTTTTGTTTGGTCATAGCCTTTATAAATATAATACGTTCTTCTATTCATTGTGTTTCCTCCTATGAGTTAATTAGTTTATTCAGTGACACTCCGAAGAATGCCACCAATAAAGTAATCACCTCCTACGCTGCATTTTTTTCTAGTTGTTCTTTCTCATATAGGCTAAAGAATTTTTTAACGGCTAGTTGTTTTACTCTTTTTTGCATTTCAATTAATTCTTCTATTTCCTCCATGTTATCACCTAAAACTGAAATACTATTTAAGCCCCATGTAAAAGCTTCTACATATTCATCTAAACCTATTTGTTTTTCACCATCACCAAAAGATTTATTTACTGTAATTGTTATAGCCATTTTGTTTTCCTCCTATTGAGTTGATGCAATCATCATACAACCCGAACATCTAGAATGTAAATAGGGTAAAAGAAAAAAATTCATTTAAGCATATTTGCCATAAAAATAAGGCATATCGAGCGTGACATAAATGCAACACCACCTGGTGAATGCTGCGAGTGCATACATATTATGCAGATGCAGAAACGAATCACTTGTGTGTAATATATGGATAGCTATTTTGTGATCACAAATGATGTGTATAGCCATGCACGTCTGTTCTATTTGTGACCACAAACTTGTGGCGGGGATGCTTTTTTGTGATCACACCATAACCATTGACGTTACATCAGTAGCAAAACCTAGTAAAAACAATAGCTTACATAGTAAATTACTAGCTAAAACTATAGTAAATATTTATTCCTAGTAAGAACCATTAAAGAAAAGCTAATAATATCAAACACTTAACAGAATCGAGTGGGTACGGGCATGGGCCAGGGTAGGGTACTACGTTATACGTATATGTACAAATACACACACGAGGTTTTTTCATTAGTTGACGTAACGTCACTTGTTGACAGACCCTTGACTGTGGCTATAACTATGGGACAACAGGGCATGTTAAACATTAATGTTATTACATAATAAGAGTTGTTGAACATAAGTCATTTAAACATTAAATGTTTAACATAGTAAAGTATCTATATTTATATTTGTATTATACTTGACAGTGTTAAAACACTAATGTTATACTTACACTAGTTACAATATAATAATAACTATACAACTGTTGTAACTACGTGTGTAGATTACCTGCTGTAAGTTTAAACAACAGCGTGTCTCCTCCTCCCTCTATGTAGTTTGTACTTATGCTTCGTAGTCTACACACGTATTTGTTGTATTCTATGTAAAGTTTTTCTTGACAATGCGAAACAAAGGCGTAAAACTATATGCATCCGAAGATGTATTAACTGACTTCTACAATGCATTAGCTAACAATGATGCTCGTGCTATACGTAAAGTCCACATTCCAAAGTCGGATGTGTTCTACGTAAGAGAAGCAATATATAATCGTACTGGTGAGTGGTATACACTGGACCATGTAGAACGTGCCATGTATCTTGAAGGTATGCTTACTAGATATGAAGTACTAGATCCAGACAGGGAAAGAGAGTATGGATAGCAATATGAAGTTACCTATAGCACTTGTAGTTGCGATGGGTGCACAACTAGCAGGTGGTGTGTGGTGGGTGTCACAACAAGCTGCTACTATATCAAGCTTAGAAGAGACAGTATCACAGCTAGGCTCTCGTATGGCTATTGAGGATAACATCAATCTTAAGCGTGACGTGCAAGAGAACATGGATTACATCGATGGTGCGTTTTCTGAGATAGATGAACTGTGGGAAGAAACAGAAAGCCTAACTAAAACGATAGGCGCTATCACTGCCCTACAACAGAGATTAGCTTTGTTGGAAAACACTTTTAAGTTTATGAACCGTGACCACATGGATATGATGGAACCAAGAGATTAGCATTATGATAAAACCAAAAAAGAAAACTAGTAAAGTAACAACAAAAAAGAAACCTGTTAGAAAAACTAAAGTAAGAAAGTTTTCTGAGGGAGGAAAATCAACTGCTCTTAAACAAGCTTTTGAAAGTGGTATGAAAGATTTAAAGAAACAAAAAAAGGCTGCACATAAAAAGTTTCAAGATAACCCTACAAAAAAAACACTAGCTAACTTACTAGCCACAGAAAAAGCAATAGCAACACATCAAAAGAAGTATGCTCAACATAGAATTCATAGGGACGAGGGTGCTTTTAATGAATACATATCAGCTAGAGATCTTGAAAAATATAGAAAACAGATATTAAAAAACAATGGCAACAACTAAAGATGTAGAACGTTTACCTAGCGGAAAGTTAAAGTACCGTGGTGAAACTTACCCAGGATACAACAAACCGAAAAGCTTAAGAGGAGAAGCCAAGGCTTCAGCAGTCTTAGCTAAGAAAGGTACTGAAGTAAAAGTTGTACGCTTCGGTGACCCTAAGATGGCTATCCGTAAAGATAACCCTGCTGCACGTAAAAGCTTCAGGGCTAGACACAATTGTGATACAGCAACTGACAAGTTTACTGCAAGATATTGGAGTTGTAGAGCATGGTAAAGAAAGCGAAGAGCACAGTAAATGCTGCAGGTAATTACACCAAACCGACTATGCGTAAGAACTTATTTAACCAGATCAAAGCAGGTGGTAAAGGTGGAAGCCCTGGACAGTGGTCAGCACGTAAAGCGCAGATGCTTGCCAAACAATATAAAGCAAAAGGTGGAGGCTACAAAACGTGAGAGCACCACAGAAGTCATTAAAGAAGTGGGGCGATCAGAAGTGGAGGACTAAAAGTGGTAAACCTTCCACGCAAGGCCCTAATGCTACTGGTGAACGTTACCTCCCTGCTAAGGCTATTAAGTCTCTTAGCAGCAGTGAGTATGCAGCTACAACCAGAGCTAAACGAAAAGGCAAGGCGTCAGGTAAGCAGCATGTATCTCAACCTAAGAAAGTTGCAAAAAAAGTGAGGAAGTATAGAACATGAAGGTAATGTGTCCTAAGTGTAAAGGTAAGGGTTGCTCACATTGTGGAGGAACAGGGTATCACAACAGTAAAAAAATGAACAAAGGTGGAGTAATGGGAAAGAAACCAATGAATGAAGGAATGAAAGCTTTGAAGAAAGCAGCACCAGATGTAGCCAAGAAGATGGGTTATATGTATGGCGGTATGTCTAAGAAAAAAGACATGAAAGGCATGGGTATGATGTATGGTGGTATGACTAAAAAGAAAGTGGGTATGGCACACGGTGGTGTAGCTTGTGGTGCATCTAATCCTGCAGAACGTCCAATAAAGAAGAGTAAGTAACGTGGCAAAATTTTATGAACAATATAGAGATGTCTTAGAAGCTAACGGATACACCGTAGAAGAAAGCGGTTGTGTTCGTGACTCTATGGGAAACCAAGCAGCAGCAGAAGATGCCTACGGCAATGTGCAATGCAAAGATCCTAACGTAACAGAGTTGTGCAGACAGGCAGAAGCTAAACCTGCTAAAAAGAAGAAAGCACCAAAAAAAGCTGAACCAACGCCAGAACCAGAAGAAGAGATGGAAGAGGTTCAGGTACGTGCTCGTAACGAAAAGGGTCACTACATCAAAGATGACCCAGATACGCCAGAGAACGAAGCTTGGACAACTAAGCTAGTCAAAAAGGTAAAAGGAAAAGCATAGCGGCTATTCCGTAATGTCGCTACTAACCTAGTAACATTTATGTATAACTATGTATGCCCTAAAAGGTAGGGCTAACATAGGAGTATATAATGTTTAAACGAATATTTAATAGATTAGTAGAAGCAAGAGCAGAGTCAGCTAGACGTAAGATTGCACGTATGCAACTTTACAAAATGACTGACAGAGAGCTAAGAGACTTAGGTATTGGCAGACACGATATAGAAAGAGCCATACTAACAGGTAAAGCACTCTGATGAATAAACAGGTGATGCTTTTAATGATGGTAGGAGTACTTTTGGAGGAGGCTCGTGGACCCAGTAACAATCATCGGTGGTGCAACCGTAGCTTTCAATGCGTTGAAGAAAGGCTTTCAGGTAGGTAAAGACCTACAAGATATGTCAGGACAGTTGACCCAATGGGCAAGTGCTATGAGTGACTTGTCCTATGCTGAACAGAAAAATAAGAACCCACCTTGGTGGAAAGCACTCAACGGACAATCTGTTGAGGCAGAAGCTCTAGAGATTTTCACGGCTAAGAAGAAAGCCGAAGCCATGAGAAAAGAGCTAAAAGATTGGATTAGTTTCAGTATGGGTCCATCTGCCTGGGATGAACTCGTAGCTACTGAAGGTAAGATACGTAAACAAAAGAAAGAACAAGAGTACCGCAAAGCAGAGATACAAGAAGCTATTGTAACTTGGGGCGTAACAGGTTTGCTTTTAACTGCAGGAATGGGTATATTTGGATTTGTAATTTACATGGTGAACTAAATGGCAAGAAACCTAACAGAAAAACAACAGAAGTTCCTAGATGTCTTATTTGATGAGGCAGGTGGAGATGTTGTACAAGCTAAGAAACTAGCAGGGTATGGTGAACAGTCTAGCACTACTGCCATTGTTGAATCATTGAAAGACGAGATTGGTGATCGTACACGTAGCTACTTTGCACGTACAGCACCCAAAGCTGCAATGGCTATGGTAGGTGCTTTGTATGATCCAACAGAGCTAGGCATACGAGATAAAATGTCAGCAGCTAAAGACTTGCTTGACAGAGCAGGACTTGGTAAAGTAGATAAGATTGACGTAGGGTCAAGTACTGGTGGCGTATTCATACTACCATCGAAAGAAGGAACAAACGAATAAGCAGACAACGTGAATCCCTGGGATACTGGGAACTACCAAAACCACACAAGGGTGCAGAAAGAGAGTGGCACGTTATAGCCAGAGTAACTAGAACAATACCGTTTGGTTACGAAGTGCATCCTGACAATGAC